AACCGTGACAGTGGAAGAAGATTTGTTGCGTCATATGATACTCAATTGCCTGAGGACTTATGTAAAACGATTTAAATCTGAATATGGCGATGTTATAATAGCTTGTGATAGCAGAAAATACTGGAGGAAGGATATATTTCCCTATTATAAAGCCAACCGGAAAAAGAACAGGGAGAGCATGGGGTTGGATTGGAACTCTATTTTTACATCTTTTAATAAAATTAAGGGTGAATTGAAGACATATTTTCCCTACAGATGTATAGAAATAGAAGGTGCTGAGGCAGATGATATTATAGGGACGCTGGTAGAAACTTACGCAAACACCGGCGAAAAGTTCCTAATAGTTTCTGGTGATAAAGACTTCATCCAGCTCCAGGTTCATATGAATGTTAAACAGTATGATCCGATAAAAAAGAAATTTTTAGAAAGTAACGACCCAGCTAAATATATGAAAGAACACATTATGAGAGGTGATACTGGTGACGGTGTACCAAACTTCCTTTCGCCAGATGACTGTATTGTTCTCGGGAAGAGGCAGACATCTGTGATGAAGAAGAAGCTGGATTTTTGGGTTACAAAAGAGCCAGAGGAGTTTTGTGATTCTAATATGTTGAGGAATTATTGTCGCAATAAACAGTTGATAGATTTATCCATGACACCAGTGCCAATAAAAGAAAAAATTGTAGAAGATTATAATAGTCAATCTGACAAACCAAGGAATATGTTAATGACATATTTCATAGAAATGAAATTGAAAAATTTATTAGAAACCATAGGTGATTTTTAAATGAGAAAAGCAATATCAAAGGTAATACAGGAAGCTGCAGAAATAACTGATGTAGATTCTAGAGTGGATTATTTGATTAAAAATCAAAACGAACCTATGAAAGAACTTTTAAAATTGGCTGTTTCAAAAAACGTAGAGTGGGATTTGCCGGAAGGTGCGCCACCCTACAAACCATCTTCATACCTAGACCAAGAGGGTATGTTATATCATGAAACCAGAAGGTTGTATCTGTTTTTGAAAAGTGGCAATACAAATTTAACAAAAATTAAAAGGGAAATGTTGTATATCAATTTATTAGAGTCTTTGCATCCTGGAGATGCAGAATTGTTGATTGCTGTAAAGGATAAGAAGTTGCCGAAAACTCTAAATAAAAAGGTAATAAACAAAGCATTCCCAGGGTTGGTAGAGGATTAATACTTGTATGAGCAAAAGTGCAAAGGATAAAGTTTTTCGGGAAGAAGAAAGGGCTAATAATTTCATCAATGCTGATAAAATTTCTCATAGAAAAGAAAAGAAAATAAAGAACGCATTAAAAACAAAAAATATTAATTATTTTTTTGAAAATGATGATTACGATGATGACACAAACATTGTCACCTATAGGAATAATAAATAATTATGCCAACATACACTTTTAAAAATTTAGAAACTGGTGAAGTCTTTGATAAAATTTGTCATATGTCGGAAAGGGAAGAGTTTATAAAAAACAATAATGTCAAACAACTTATACATAGTGCACCGCCCATGAGTTATGCCGGAACTATAACAAAACCTGCAGCTGGGTTTAGAGATTTACTTAAGAGTATGAAAAAGGCGCACCCTCGGTCTAAAATCAACGATTTTTAAGGATAAAACTTGGAAAATAAACCGTCTAAAAAACAAAAAAGAACTAAACGGCAGAATGATAACCTTGATAAAAACCAAACGCCAAAAATACAAAATTTTAAACTTGAAAAAATTGTACCAAAAACCAATAATCAAAAATTAACATTTGATAATTATTCCAGTGGTAAAAATTTACTGCTGATAGGAACTGCTGGGACAGGAAAAACATTTCTATCATTATATCTTGGGGTGAAAGATGTAATGGATTTGAAGTATAAAAAAATGATTATAGTCAGAAGTGTTGTCCCCACTAGAGACATGGGCTTTCTACCAGGCAATCAAACAGAAAAATCTAAAGTTTATGAAGCACCATATTATACTGTATTTTCAGAATTATTCAATAGAAGTGATGCATACGATATATTAAAAAATAAACATACCGTCCAATTTATAACCACGTCATTCACAAGAGGTATTACCTTGAATGATTGTGTTATTGTTATCGATGAAATACAAAATATGGTTGCCAGTGAATTACATACAATAATCACCAGGATAGGAAATAATTGTAAAGTTATTTTTTCTGGTGATTTAAAACAAACTGACCTCAATAAAAGAAAAGAAATGTCTGGGTTTTCTGATTTTATAAAAATATTAAAAAATATGGGTGATTTTTCTTGTATTGAATTTGATAAAAATGATATAGTCAGAAGTGATATTGTAAAGAAATATATTATAACAAGAGAATTTTTAGAAGATGCTGGACAAATCGACAGAATTTAATACAGGGCGCAAATCTTTTTGTTTTGATAATAAAATATCTTTTGCAGATTTAAAAACAAAAACAGTTGATGGTAAAAGACATTACATAACAGAAGACAATCAATTTTCATATCCATCAGTAACAACCATTTTAGATTATAACTCTGATAAGACTTTCCTAAAGAATTGGAGAAAGAATATCGGGGAAGAAAATGCCGATAGAATTTCAAGAGTTGCTGCAAAAAGGGGCACATCATTCCATGCCTTATGTGAAAAATATATTCTTTGTCAACCTATGGATTTTTCTTTATACATGCCCAATGAAATTTTAATGTTCAATAGCATTAAAAAAATACTGGATGTTGATATAGATGATATTCATTGTATTGAAGAAGTTTTAATTTCTCATAAATTAAAGATTGCTGGTAGAGTTGATTTAATTGCAAAATATAAAAATCAATTATCAGTTATAGATTTTAAAACCTCAGCAAAACCTAAAAAGATAGAATGGATTGAAGATTATTTTAAACAGGCAACAATGTATGCTTATATGTTTTATGAGATGACTGGAATAATAATAAAAAAAATAGCCATATTAATTGCTGTTGATAGCACAGGAAGTGCGCAAGTATTTGTAGAATCCCCGTCAAATTTCACCGAAAAAGTGTCATCAAATATCAAAAATTTTTACAAAAACCCATAAGTCGTTGATTTATAAAGAAATTGAATTCTTTACTTTATTTCCTTAATACATTATACTGGTTTATAAGTTAAATAAAAGGAAACAAATATGTCGCTATACATGGCAAGTGGTAAAGAGGAATCAAAGATGAACAGTTCAATCCAGAAATATGTAGATAATATTAATATCTGGAGAGACATCATGGGCAAAGAGTCACTCAGCCTTCTCAACTCAAAAGATTGTCAGATGATTGCAGACATCCTTGAAAGTGACATGAGCCCAGAAAACATCACCTGTGATGGTGAGATCCGCGGAGCACAAGTCCAGCAAAAACTCAATTATTATACTCGTTGTGCTAAAGAATTGAAGAGCATGGCAGTAATATTTTAAACTACTGGAGAATATAAAATGAGAGTAATCGGAAAAAACGCGGCGATTTTAGGCGAACAATTTGCGAGAACCTTAAGCCACTTTATCAACCCGGAAAATCGCGGGGCGATCCTAGATTTGCGTAATGACATAAGGGCGATGTTTTCAGTATCAACGGAACGGATCGCCTTTGATGATGCTTTTCGCGCAACAATGGATCACCTTGAACCACGCTAATATTTTAAAAACTAAAATATTGCTTTATTTTATTTCGTAAATATAGTATTATAATATTGTAAATTAAATAAAAGAGGAAATATATTATGGCACACATGATTGAAATTAGTGAAGATGGTTTTGCCCACATTGCTTATGCCGGTGAAACTCCTTGGCATGGCTTGGGCGTTAAAGTTCCTTCTGACGTTTCTCCTGAGCAGATGCTGATCTCGGCAAAGCTGGACTGGGAAGTTGAAACAGTTCCGGCATATGCTACCGTTGATGGTAAGCAAGTAAATGTAGACCGCTCTGCACTTATCCGCAAGTCTGACAACCGTGTTCTGGACGTGGTAGGCAATGATTGGATTCCCTGCCAGAATAAAGATGCATTTGAATTTTTCAACGATTTTATTGCAGCCGGTGAAATGGAAATGCATACTGCGGGTTCCTTGAGGGATGGTCAGATTGTTTGGGCACTTGCCAAGGTGAATGATTCTTTTGAATTGTTCAAGGGTGACAAGGTGGATAGTTACTTGTTGTTCACTAATCCCCACCAGTATGGTAAGAGTATTGATGTCAGGTTTACACCGATACGGGTTGTATGTAATAACACCCTCTCAATTTCTCTTAATATGAGTGCCAATCAGATGGTAAAGATATCTCACAGGTCTGAATTTAATTCAGATTCCGTGAAAGAAACTCTTGGTGTCGCCAAGGAAAAGTTGGTCAAGTATAAGGAAATGGCTGCATATCTTGGCTCAAAGAAGTATACCGATGAAACTCTTTCAGAATACTTTAATCGTATATTCCCGATTAATGAAAGCTCAAAGAAGGAGCAGAGTCGTAATGCCAAGATTGCTCAGCAGGTAATTGTTCCCAGATCGGAAGA